ATCGTATCCCTTGGTTGTGAGATCGGAGAGGAGCTTGCGCAACTTCACCTTACTGGCATCTAGTAATACTTTAAGGAACGCTTCCGGACGACGAATAGAACGGCACTCACTCATATCCGGATCATAGTTCTGTAAGGTAGAACCTTTTACCTGGATGCCTAGTACAGAGTCTGAACGATAGGCAGCCAATCTCTTATACTTAACATTATATACCCATACCTGGGAGGCTCCAACCATCTCTGAAGGATTAACTGACTTAATACCCAATTCAGTATCTTCTTTTTTAAACTTAATCCTAGCTACTTGTACGGCAGGAGGCTTGGCCTTAGTTACTCTAGGTTTACGATTAGCTTTCTTAAACTGAGTATACTTTTCAAGATCGACTATAAATGTACCGAACATTTTAACAAGGTTAGCTTGTTGACGGCGACTGATGTTAGAATACCCATCTTTGGTATCTTTATCTGTAGTCTTATATACTTCGGTAAATTCCATACCGCGTTTACGAGCCCATTCGTCAATATCTTTACAATATGGCTTAGGAATAGAGTTAGCCTGGAGATAATTATAGAGATCAAACTCTTTATCTTCTTTCAGAAAGGCATCTACAGCACCTTCCAGATCACCGATTACTTCTGCAATTTTATCTTGCATATAATCACGAACGGAAGGACGAGCTGGTTTAGCTTCAACCACTTTAATTACTTGCTTAGTTGTACTAAGGTTAATAATATAACTATCTAGATCTTCTATGTGCCGGGACAATAACGTATTTCCATTCAGCAAAATACGAGATAACCAACCGTATGTAAGATTAATCTCGTTATCTGGTACCTGATCAATATCAACAGCCATACCTTTATGTTTAATATAGGTCTTTAAGTATAGACGTGCATCTTTTTTATCTCTATCTTGATTATAAAAATTAAAGGCACGAGAAAGAGCAGACTTATAATTAACTAAGTCTGGGGTAATACCGAGAGGTTCGGTTACAATAACTCTACTCATAGACCATCACCCAGGTTAAATCTAATTTCAGTAACAGCATCATAACGGAACGATCGCCATTCTTTCTTATCGATATCATAAACCGGGCAAGTATCTTCGCTCACGGTCTTAACTCGATCGGTTTTCTTTTCATACTCTAACGTCTTACCTTCTTGCAAGGTACAATTCATAATACGAATAGAACCATCTTTCTTACGAAAATGGATATTAACATAATGCATACGCAACACCCCACCTAACCATTCACGAAATACTTTTCGCTCTTCTTCATTTGCATTACTATAGTAGGTAGGTTCGTAACCATACGCGGCAACTTGATTCATAATTAACTTCCAGTTCTCAAAAATAATGTCTTACCGTCAGGTGACTTTTGAAAGTCTTCGATAAAGACATGATGCTTATCATCTGATTCAATTATAGCTTTATCCGCCGCATACCACAAGTCCCACCACTTAAGGTTACCCCCTGGTAAAGGAATCGAAACGGCTCGCTCATGACCCCAGTGATCTTTATACACCAGGTTTTCAGCCTCTAAATTAGAGAGATCGTACATACTACTTATTTCGTATATAGACCAGATAGATTTAAAGCTTGCATCTTCTTTAATCTTATCAAAGTAATGAAACTTAGTATCAAAATCGTCACTCATATAATCTCCTGAACATATGTTATTATAACATAGAACAGAGTTACGGTCAAGCGTTACGTAACGGTCTAAGATGTGATTTATTTACTTTACAGCTAATCCATGAATTATACCAGGCGTTACTGTCTTCGAGTACAGCATGTAACATTTGCTCCTTGGCTTCCAAGTAGTTAGTTACGCCTTTAGATGGGCACAGATGAATTATTGTGCGCTTAAAGTTGTGCTCACCGATGTTTGCAATATCGGTTTTGAGCTCATCAGAAGAACTCCAATACGTTTTCCAGTCTGATTCGACTTTGTAAGATTTACGTTTCTTATTAACTTGCTTTCGCTTGATAGACCAGAAAAACTTTTTCCCGATGTACTTCCTACCAGATAACAAGTTTTCGATAATGTAGACAAATCCATAATATTCTCCAGGTTCATAATAAGGTTCACCATTGTATAGCCAATCGGTCATTCGTAATCGTCCGATTCTTCTTCCTCTTCATTATCAATTTCTCCGCCACAGAATGGACAGAAATTTACCTCAAAATAAGACTCATCGAGAGAATGTTTTAACTTAAAATCTGCGTCACAGCTTGCGCATTTATAATGGTTATTAGCCAATTTGTTTTACCTCTACGTTACATTTTTCTAGAAATTTAATACCTTCTTCACTACGATATGTATCTCTGTAAAAAACCGAGTTAATTCCTGACTGATAAATTAATTTTGCACACTCTAGACACGGGGCATGAGTCACAAAAAGATCAGCTCCGTCAGTAGAATTAGATGAGCGAGATACTTTAGCAATTGCATTAGTCTCAGCATGAAGTACTTCAGGTTTAGACTTCATAAGTACTGTACCTGTAAAGTCTTTATGTTTAACCATCTCACAAACGTTATCCCAACCTGACGGCATACCGTTATAACCTATACCAATAATAGTATTATCTTTTACTATAACACACCCTACTTGAAGACGAACAGCGGTAGACAGCTCAGCATAAACTTGAGCTACTTTCATGTGAGCATCAATATATTTCTTCTTCACGTTTCCATTTTCCAAGAGGGCATTCTGAACTAGGCAGGAGTGTTTTAATTTCTAAAATACAACAACACTCTTTACAAAACATAGGAGATGCAAAACGATCACACGTCCTGCAGATCTCTATTCTAATTTCTCTAAGTTTTAAGCTGCCCGGCCCCATACATCGTCCCATGAACCGGTGTGTGCGGCTTTAGCATAATCAGTAGCGCGGTTTTCAAAGAAGTTAGTATGAGTAGGTGCATTAATCATTTCTTCAACCCAAGGCAAAGGATTCTTTTTAACCTTCATAATACCTTTAAGACCAAGACTAATAAGGCGACGGTCAGCAATATAGCGGATATAACGTTTAACGTCACCAGCGTCCAAATCAGCCATAGAGCCCAGGCTGAATGCCAAATCAATAAATTTGTCTTCGAGTTCAACCATTCGTTCAGCAATCGTGTAAAGCTGTCCTTTAAGTTCATCGTTCCAAATCTCCGGATTTTCTTGAATGTAAGTTCTGAATAATTTAATCATAGACTCACAGTGCTGGGTTTCATCAACGATAGACCAGGTTACAATCTGCCCCATACCTTTCATTTTACCATGACGTGGGAAGTTTAACAACATAATAAAAGAACTAAACAGCTGCATACCTTCGGTAAAGGCAGAGAAGACAGCAATGTGTTTGGCAGTATTTTCTTTAGTTGAGTTCTGATGAGATATATCTAAAACATAGTCGTGCTTTTCTTTCATCTCTGCATACTCCATAAACTCATTGTACATAGTTTCTGGAAGACCAATTGTTTCAATTAGGTGTGAATATGCGGCAATGTGAAGAGCTTCCCGAGCGGCAAAACCTAACAACATCATTCGCACTTCTGGTTGTGGGAAGTAGGGAAGATAATTATTAACATAACCACCTGCTACGTCAATATCTCCTTGAGTAAAGAATCGAAAGATGTTAGTAAGAAACGTTTTTTCTTCTTGAGTTAACTTTTTCTTCCAGTCTTTAACATCTTCTACCATCGGTACTTCGGTATGAAGCCAATGACTCTGCTCATGCTTTAACCAGGCTTCATAAGCCCATGGGTAGTTAAATGGTTTAAACGATGTACGCTCATCTGTAAGTCTACTGGTTAATTTCTTTGTCATTTTTATCCTTCGCAGGCGATACAAACATCACCGTCTATAATTGCTTTCATATCTAACTCTTTAATTACTTCTCGTTCGATACGTTTTGATACTTTATCTGCTTTACCAATCTTCTCACTACGGCAATAATACAAAGTCTTAAGTCCTGACTTCCAGGCAAGGAAATGCACTGCATGTAGGTACTTAATGTTAACGTCTGGTCTAAAGAATAGATTAAGTGACTGGGCTTGATCAATATACTCTTGTCTATCGGCAGCGTGCTGTACTAACCAACGCTGGTCAATCTCCATTGAGGTCTTAAATACATCCTTTGTCCAGTCATCCATCCAGGTAAGGTGTTGAACTGAACCATCATTAGCAATAATACTCGACCAGATTTCATTATAATCATCTTGTGATACTAAATCACTATCCCCGGAGAGATGTTTTTGGATAACCCTATCTAACCATTTGTTTTTAGTCAGGTGAGACCCGGAAAGAGTATCTTGACGATAGGCATTAGCACGGTATGGCTCGATACTAGGAGAAGTATTACCCATGATAATTGAACTAGAAGCATTAGGAGCAATAGCCATAAGGTGGCTAAAGCGCTGCCCACTCCCCACTGCATCAAGAGCTTCTCCGCGAAGTCTTCCAAGTTGTTGATTAGCTTCATTTAGTTGCTCTCTGATGTGTTTAAAGACTTGTTTATTTCTTCCGACTGCCATGGCGCTTTCCCATGGGATGTTATTTCGTTGTAGAAAAGCATGCCAGCCCAGAGCACCGACACCAATAGAGCGCTCACGTATGGCAGAAAACCTTGCACGTTCAACGGTGGTAGGAGCATTATCAATAAAATACTGAAGTACATTGTCAAGCATTTCAGCAACATCACGAAGGAATAAAGCATCATTTTTCCACTCATCGTAGTACTCCAAGTTTAAAGAAGATAGGCAACATACCGCGGTTCTTTCTTTATCTGTAGGTAGAATAATTTCTGAACATAGATTAGATTGACGAATCTTTAACCCAAGTTTCTTTTGAAACTCTGGCATCATTCTATTACTTGTATCGATAAAATGAAGATAAGGTTCCCCGGTCTGCATACGCATATCTAAAATACGTTGCCAGAGTTCACGTGCAGAAACAACTTCTCTTACTTCACTGTTATGTGGGTCAATCAGGTTCCAAGAGTCGTCAGCATCTTTATCAATCATACTACGTTCAACCAACTGCATAAACTCATCGGTAATATTAATACCGTGATGCAAGTTCAGTGTCCTCATATTGGGATCACCAGTCGGTTTTCTCATCTCTAAAAATAAGAGAATATCAGGGTGGCTAATATCAAGGTATGCAGCATAACTACCACGGCGAGTCCTACCCTGTCGGTAAGCGAGACTTGAAGCATCATAAGTTCTAAGATGAGGCATAACCCCAACGCTCTTGTCGTCTGATGCACGAATTCCAATTCCAATTCCAACTCCTCCGCCCAGCATGCTGAGCCAATTTACTTCAGATAAGGTGTTAACGAGACCAGCGCTGGAATCATCAAGATAAGGTAAGAAGCAGCTGATAGGCAAACCACGCGCCGACCGACCGAACGAAAGAATAGGAGTAGAGTAGCTAAGCCAATGCTTAGAAGAATAATCATACAATCTCTGAGCATGTGCTTCATCCGTTCCAAATGCTTTTGATACAAACGCAAATCTTTCTTGCGGCGAGGTTTCGTCATCACGCATATATGATTCTTTAAGACGCAATACACCCAATGTATCAAACAAAGCGTCGCGAGAATAGTCTACCGTAATACCATGTACTTTACTCATAGTTTTTATTTTACCTAATTGTTATTTAACGTTATCGAAAATTTCTTTTTGTTGTTGATACCAGTCAATCCAGGCATCGTACTTGATCACACACTCATAATATAATGTATAGTTCTGTGTAACTGTCTTTGCAACGTCACTTAGTTTAGATTCATCAGGTAACGTTTTTAGTGGGGGACATTTTTCTAATAATGCAGCTGGTGCTTGTGGAAATTTAACTACTATTGGAACTGCTTTAGTAGCGCAACCAGATAACAATATCACAAATGATAAAATAATATATTTCATTTTATCTCCTCTGCAGCCTTATTATGTATAGTGATAAACTCCTTAGGTATCTCGCATTGTCCCCCGGGAGCAAACTTAACATCATACTTAATAATTTCTTTATCTACATACTTTATAATATCAGCACCACGCTCTTTAACTATCTTTTGCTTGGTGACAATCTTCTCAACAATCTTTGTATTGACTTCTGCGCTCTTGGCTTCTGCGGCTGCAACCTTAGCTTCTAATTCTTTAATCTTCTCTTGTAGATCTTTACCACTGTACATAACACCTTCGAAGAAGATGCCAAATAACAAAGTAACTAACCCAATAATTCTAAGTGGAATATAGTAAGTACTTATAAACGGTATTACCTTCAGAAACATGCTGATTAATATAAGAGCAAGTCCCAGAGCAGGTACAGCATGTGTGTACCAGGAAGGTAAAAGATATAACATCCACATAGAAGGTTATTTATTACTCTTGAGGTATGAACTCGGTAGCCATTGGAAATATATTTGCAATAGCTTTGGCGCATTCAATAGCAATTAGAATATGTTCTTTTTGCGTACCATTAGCGGCGCGTAACTGAATATAATGAATCCATGATCTAATTGTACCGTTCATATAAAGTCTAGATACGGTATTACCTTCAGGTAGAAC